GTATTTTTTGAAACATTTTCATCAATTCAGTTTTGCGATGTTTCTTAATTAAAGACATACGCCCTTGAAAATGCAAATACCCCGATTGTTCTCCCTTCTCCAATTGAAAACAATAGCGCTTGCACATAGACTTAAGATCGGCCACAAGTAGCTCACGATCAAGACCATCTGCAGAAATACGGAAATCCCACATAGCACAAGCATTAACAGTTGTCATGATTATAATATAACAACAGAAAAAAATATTGGAATTTTTGGCGATAAATCTGGAATAACAAAAAATTCCTTAATATATATATATTTAAGTTACTGGCACAACTGGCACATTTTCCTTAATATTTACCCCCATCAATAATATTTTATTTTCTAATTTTATACGAAATAAACGCCCTAACCCCCCCGCCCCTTCCCCAAAGGGGAAGTGGAGCCGCCTACATTGCCCGGCGGGGAGCTACCGTGTCATTTCCCTGCGGGGCTGCTACGCACTGACTGCATAACTGATCACAAAATATTTTATACAATTATAAAACATTTTATTACGATACATGGTCTAAATTTTAAGCATCTTCATAATGATAATCAATCCAATAATCAATAGATATTGGCACCCTAGTAGAAGGAAGTTGCTCACCACTTGCAGCTACTGCTTCATACATAAAAAATAAATTTCTAGAAGTTGGGCTTATACCACCATCATTAAACTGATAAGTAGCAGGAACAAACTTTGTTATATCAAGTTTTCTAACTTCGTTTAACTTGAAATCATTATTTGCGAAAAAATGATTAGCCGGTTGATTACCAGTTCCTTCACTTGTAGAATAACCTATTTTATGAAACCATCGTTTCTTAATGATCCAATAGTCTCTATTAATTACAGATACAAGATCTCGTAATGTTCCAACAGGAGCAGCTACACCGCTTCCATTTTGGAATAACTGACCAAAATCAACAGCAGCAGGAGCAAATGATGGTGTATTTTTTACTAAACCCAACATTAACATGATTTGACAAGGGAGAGGTGCGGGATTATTCGTTGCGTCATACTGATTAGCACGCAACACATACGACAAATAACACTTACGCGTTTTAATTTGGTTGCCAATCCTGGCACCTTGTCCTATACCTTGCGAAATTGACCAATAACCACTTAAAGGGCACATTGGATATGCGTTCATTACATTACTTTGTAAATAATTACCAAACGCAGTAGAAGCATTTATTTGAACAGATTTATTTTCAATCTGACTGTGAATGGATCGTTTAACATATCGCTTTACAGCAAGAGTCACAGAAGATCTGGGCTTTCTTGCACGCTTAACCTTTCGGCGGAGAGGACGCTTTTTTCGGAATGCCATTCCTATAATATTACTTAATATTTTATTTTTTTACGAAATATTAAATTATTTTAATTCTAATTGTCCATCCCTAACTGTCCATTGTTGAGGATCAAACTTTTTCAATTCCATTTTTGCATCAACATACCAAATTCTCCAACGATCTTTTGAGAGCATACTAAGGTCTGGTTCTATATTACTGAAAACCCAAATTTGTGGACTATCTATCCAATATTCCTTATACTTATATCGTAAGTCAAATAGTTTTCCTTTTTTAATTTGTTCTATGGCAGTATAAATACCATTTAGTCTATCTTTATTCATAGCACGAGGTAAATCTACGAAAATAGGAGAAGGATTGCGTGACTGTTTAGCCTCACAAATATCACAACAAGATTGTATTAATTTTTCCGCATCATTTACAGGCGGGAGATCTATTCCATTAGCATATAATTCGCACACTGAGGCAATTGTTGATTTTCCGATTCCACCATGCTGACAATAAATCATATTTATAATTCTTGTATCAAATACATCTGCGGTGTCAAAAATGTGTTTCTGATAAGGGTAAAGTTTTGAGAGCATATTACGGTATTGACGGGGGATATATTTTTCTGTTTCTCGCTCATCATAAGGACCTTCAACACGAGTTTCATCTTTCATTACATAAAACATATCACCAGCATAGTAAGTCGCATTTACCGTCGGTTCCAAATAATTTGGAACTGGTATTTTTTGAAACATTTTCATCAATTCAGTTTTGCGATGTTTCTTAATTAAAGACATACGCCCTTGAAAATGCAAATACCCCGATTGTTCTCCCTTCTCCAATTGAAAACAATAGCGCTT